CACACTCTTTGCCGACCGCACGAAATCGGCGGAGTTCGAGCAACTGCTGAACCTGATTGAGTCTGATACCGGCACCCACATTGACGGAACAGGGCTCACGATCTACCACGATGCACGGATGGGCGGTGCCACCAGCACACAGAAGATTGTCTTGTACGAAGCCTGGATGCGCGACCCGGAAACCATCGAACGGTTCGGGTGGATCATTGAGCCCTCCGATTCCGGCGTTAAGCCGCAGAAGCGCAAGCGGTCTTACGCCAAGTACCCGACCGGGCGATACATCCGGTGGGCCGGAGATGTGAAGTTCGAGGACCGCGAAAACCCGTTCCCCGACTTCCCGTACTCCGAGATGATCTACATGAGCGACGATCTGGAGTGGCCGATGGGTGGCATGGATCAACTCATCCCCATTCAAGACCTGTACGATCTGCGTAACAACCAGCTTAACGATTCGATGAACTTCGCGGTGATGGGCGACCAGACGTGGATGGACGCCCGAACCGGGGTAAAGAGTGCGCGCCAGATCACGAACCGCCCCGGAGAGGTTAGATTCGTCGCAAGCATCGACGGTATCAAGACAACTCCCGGCCCGCGAGTCCCCGGAGAAGCGTTCGCATCCATCAACCAGATTCTCGCAGACTTCGACCGCGTATCGGGCTCCCCCGACATTCTACCTCAACTATCGTCCGGTGACTGGCGGAGTGGGTACGCGGTCGATGCGCTTTCTGAACTCGTTCGCGGCAGGCTGAAACTGCTGACCTACTCGCAGGAAGCTTGTATGCGCGACTTCGCGCAGAAGAACACCCGGATGCACGGGATGTTCTACGAGCGAGGGGTTCACTACCCGCAGGAAATGGACCTTGTGGGTGTTCACCCGGAGATGTTCGAGTACACGATTCGCGCAGGATTGAACCTTCCCGCGAGTCGGCGCGCTCAGGAACAGTTCCTTCTCCAGATGCTCGACCGCGCAGGCCCGGTGGGGAGTGGCCCGCACGCGGTCATGTACCAGTACACGCTCTCGCAGACCGACCTTCCGAATAAAGACGCGCTCCTCGATGAGATGAAGGCGGCGCGAGAGCAAGATATGAAACAGGCGCAGGCTGCACAGCAGGCTCAACAGGAAGCCGACTTGCAGGCCGAAGCGATGAAGAATCAACCCGAGCCGGTCCCGCCAGGATCGGTTCAGTAGGAGACACCATGTTCCCTCCAAGCGGTGGCGGCGGTAACAATCCGCAGTCCAAACAGGTAACGACATTGTTCAACCGCAACAGGCCCGGTGGCCTCGCGCAAGGGGGAGCACAGGGTATTGCGGGTGGTCAAGGGATGACACCACCCGCAGCCGGATCGGTCGGAGAGCATCTGGCCGAAGCCTTCAAGGGAATCACCGCACAGGAACCCGGAGCGATGGAATCTCTCCGTGCGTTCCTTCTTGCGTTGCAGGAACTTGGAGGACAGTCATCTCAGCAACCGCCCGCCACTGAGCCCGGCGCGATGGAGCAGCGACCGACTGGCTTTCCGGGGATCGCCCCGGCAGCAGCGCAGTCGGCCCCGTCCGGTCGCGCCCCCTTAGGGTAGGCATAACAAGGAGTGATCCTTCATGCCAGAGCCTAACGGTACCGCCGTTCCGACTTCCCTCGACGTGGAAGCCCCGGCTCCCGAGCCCGCCGCGCAAGCAGCGTCAGCCCCGGAGACTCCGGCAATTGCGCCGCGTGAGGAAGAAAGCCCGTTCGATGCGTCCGCACTTGAGGCAACATTAAAAAGCAAGTTCGGCCCGGACATCTCTCTCAAGACGTTGGACAAGTGGGTAGATAAACTCCACAAGACCAACAGCAAACTTGGAAGGGAACTGGCCGAATACAAGAAAGCCAATGAGCCAAAGGATGCGTTCTGGAAGATGATTGACCAGAACGAGGAAATGCGCATGGAGATGGCAAGCGTCGTTGAGAAATACGAGCAGGCCAACCCCGGCGTCTCCTCGCAGGCCAACTTCCAGAACCTCGATCTGGCTGAGCGGCTAAACAGAATTGAGATGGAGAACCTGGTAACTCGAACCGAGAGTGAAATCAGCGCCCTCGAAGCAAGAGGGTGGCCGGTTGACGAAGCGATGCGGGATGAGATAACCGCAGCGGTTCTTGAGTCCAGAGGAGGCGTTACCCCGAAGGGCGTCTATATGGCGAAGTACGGGGACATTCTTCTGGAACACGAACGCCGCAAGGCCGCAGAGGATGCGGTTGCTGCAATCAAGATGAACAACAACTCTTACGTTCCGGCGGCTCCGCAGCGCGGCCAAGCTGCCGCGACTTCGCCCGCACAGGACGTAAGCAAGATGACTGCATCAGAGTTTGCGGCATACGCAACGCAGCGGATTGCAAAGGGTCTGTCCTAGTCGCTCATTGGTTCTGGTGACGGTTCTCCACTAGGAGACAATCACCATGCCTTCAATCGCGGAACTTAACGCTCTTACTCAGGAGCTTTATCTTCCCCGGATTACAACGAACTTCGGATCGGAAGTCCCGGTCCTGAAGGCGTTGCTGTCTAAGGGAAGCAAACTCCAGGGTGGAACGAGTATCCGTAAGTCTATCGCCTATCAGTACACGAAGGGCGGGGCTTACGGTCGCGGGCAGGTATTCGACCTGTCTGGCGAGGAAAACTTCACGGCTGCCGAGTGGACGTATCGCTACTACATGTGGCCTACGATGATCACGCGGCAGGACCAGCTTGAGAACGCCGGTCCTTCGCAGGTCCATGACATCATGGAAGCGAAGGTCATGGTTATGAAGTACGGCGGCGAGCAGGATTTGGCGAATGATTTCTTCACTGGTGGCGGGACGGACTCGTCTCTTGTCATCAATGAACTGGATCACGCGCTAAACGATGCTTCCGATTCGCTCGGTGCCGGTGTCACGTATGGTGGCATCAGCAAGTCCACGTATTCGTGGTGGGCTGGAAATTGCAAGGACCTTGATGGTACGGGCGGCGACCATGGCCCGACCTACTCCAACATCAAGTCCGGCCTCGCGCTGGCACATGATGCGGACAAGGTTCCCAACTTCCTGATGGCCTATTCCACGACCATCGACACGTTCATGCAGTCTCAGCAGTCCAATCAGCGGTACATCGCTGACGGGGCAAAGGGTCCGTATGCACAGTTGCTCGCCGGTTTCAAGATGGCGCATGTGGATGGTATTCCGTTTGTCGCGGATAACCATATCGCGTACAGCACGTCTGTCCCAGCGACCAACCGCATCTACGCGCTCAACCTGGATTACTTCGACCTCATCACCCACGAAAAGGAAAACTTCCGAGTCGATGGGTGGAAAGAGCCGATTGACCAGGCTGCGCTCGTCAATAAATTGTTCTGGGCCGGTAACGTTGTTACGTGGGACCCGAGCCGTCATGTCGTGATTCACGACTTCGACATCGCTTCTATCACGACCTAAGGGAGGTGAACTAACATGGCTATCGAACTTAATGTAAGGGGTGCCACGTTCACCTCGGATACCCTCACCGACTTTGGCGCTAATGCGCGCACTGGTATGATTGTTCAGTTTGCTGACAGCACATACGGAGTGCGTGACTACATTATCGTCAAGGCGGCAGAGGCAATCGCCGATGGGCTTCTGGTGATGAAGGATTCAACTTCTTCGTCCACCGTCACTGTTATCAAGACTTCTGGTGTCGCTGTTGCGGCGCTTGGTGTCAATAACACGGGCGGTACGGTTGCAAGCGGCGATTATTTCTACGCACTTCGTCGTGGCCTCGGCTACGCCGACCCGGAAGCGGGCGGTTGGGTCGATGGAGCGAAGATTGGTCCCGCAGCCAACGGTGAGGCCGATACGGTCGGAACGGTTGGTGATGTTGTTGGTGTCGCCATCCTCGACTCCAGCGCAACCGTGAATGCGAACCTTGTCTTGTTTGACTTTGGGTTCGGATTCGTTGCGGCTAGCTAACTGAACGGGATGGGGCGGGGGCTTCGGCTCCCGCCCCTACATGGAGGAAGAAATAGTGGCTACATACACAGTAAGCCCCGGCCTGAACACCATTCAGACGGCAATCAACGGAGCAAACAATACCAGCGGGGATATAATCGAACTGAACGATGGAACTTATACGTTCAGCACTTCTGCGATGGATTTCAGGTCCGCTGTAACTGGCACGCTGTTCGCGCCATCTGGATCGACTCCGGGGCTTACCATTCGCTCTAAGAATCCTGGTGGAGCCACGCTCAATCTTTCTGGATGTCCGTTCGAGGCTATCCGTGGAGGGGATGCGACAGGCGTTATTATCGAGGATATGACATTCCTCAATCAGACTGGATCGAACACAATCCTTCGTGACAATGCCGACTGCCCGTTGACGAAGTTTGTGTTCCGGGACATCGTGCTTTCCGGTCAAAGCGCAACCGCGTTCTTCCTTTCGGCTCATGCCGGAACGACCATCACATTTGAGAACATCACGACCACAGCAACTTATGCCGGTGACTATGTGTTCTGGATCGTCGGGACGACAAGCAATCTTGATATGCTTATCAAGAATGTGGATGCCCGGCTACATACATCGGAAACTATGGTAAACGCGGTTTACACCCGTGATTGCAGGGACGTTAGGATTGATGGTCTGTGGACAAAGGACACTACTAGTTACGGACTACATATTCAGGCAAACAGCGCGAATGGAACGTATGACATTGACGTTTCAAATGTGTGGGTGGATGGAAACACCACGGCGGTTCCCGGTATCCATGTTGGGCATACTTCGACGCTGTATCCAGCGAAAAGAATCAGGCTGCATGGAATCAGAGTGAATGATACCGGTGCGTATGGAATTGAGTTTGAGAACGGAGCAGAGGACTGCGAGTTGGTCAACTTCCGCGTAACCAATGCCGCTACATACGCAGTACCTCTGGCAGAGGATACGAAGAACATACTGGTGTCTGACGGATTCATTGATGGTGGTACGGCTGGTGTGGTGATTGCACACGGGCAGAGGCACCGCATCCTTCGCAATGTGATTGCGAACTGCACGTATGGAATCAGGATCAATGGCGACTCTGCTTTCGTTACCGATCCCGAGCGATGCACCGTAAAGAACAACATCTTCTACGGGTGCGATTACATCTATCAAATCATGGACAGTACATACTGGCCCGCATTTGCAGTTGACCACTCGTTCGGGCCAAACACCGTGTACTCGCCTGGTTCCTATTACGCTTCGGTGAACGCGAATGATAAGACGCAGGCTGAGTTTGAGGCATTGTTCCCGACGGCGATTGATGAATCTGATAATGCCGTATCAGGTGATGGACCGTCGCCATTTAAGTATTCAACGCAGCAGGTTCTAAACATTCTGTGTGGTGTAGCAGATGAGCCGTTCCTTAAATACAGCACCACCAACGCGGCCAACATTCTTGTAGGCAATACAAGTGGAAACCCAAACAAGTTCTCAACGCAGCAGGCATTGAACCTGCTTATTCCGTAACTGTGTAAACTAGGAAGGATCAGAGATGAAGATTGACCCGAGATATAAGAAGGTGCTGCGCGAAATCTATGGAGACACGGGCGTCACCGACGATGACCACGAACTGGCGAGCAATCTGCTCTCCAGCCTGGAGATTGCCCACACAACCGGCAAGGGCAGGCTGTGCTACAACGATGTATGGACTCCGTTCTCAAGCAACCGTCTGGTCAAGTATGGCCCGGAGCTTTTGCTTGGACGCCTGTTTGACTCCAGCACGTATGACACTGGCTCCTACGCGCTACCGAACATCCCGAATGTAATCACACTTGGCACGGATGCGACTGCGTGGACGGACACGACCATCGAACTTGGCAACGAAATCTCCGACGCCGGGCTTTCGTTTGCGGCCCCGGATGATGTGACCTGTACGAGTTCTCCGGCTGCAAAGTTTCCGAATGACATCGTTACGATTACGCGCAGCTTCGGGCTGTTGACTCTGATTAGCGGCCCGTATTCGGTTACGGAAATGGCGCTTCGGAACTCGTCCAGCAAATACTTTAACCGTGTGCTGGTTTCGTCCACGTCTATTGCGACAAATGGAACGCTCACGGCGCAGATGGTCATTCAGGTCATTCCGTAACGGAGGGTACAGTGCCTTCCATGAACCTGTATCCGCTATCGGATGTTTCTGTATCGTGGACTCCATCGTCAGCCGTAGACCACTACACTCTAATAGATGATTTGGTTGCGGATGATGGGGACTACATTGTTGCTGCGTCTGATGGGAAAGTAGACCGATTCACATTTGGTTCGGTTACGCCAGGCTTCAACATCATCACTGACATCACGGCAAACATTCGCATCAAGGGGTCTGCTTCACCACAGATACCGGCTATAAACGTGCGACTGTTCTTGAACGGCGCGAAGATAGCGGAATACTCGGCATCGTCTGATACATCCGGAGCGTGGCTCAACTCGTACATTCCGTTCACAGGGTTCTCAATTCCGGCTTCCGTGTGGAACAACGGTGTTAAAGAGATTGAGATACGGTCTGTGAATGGTTCCGCAAGTGGCGGCGGCAGCAAGTATCCTGATCCGTTCGATCAAGATGTGTGATAAGTAATGGCAACATTCAGTGAATACATATCCAATCTGAGCCTTACGGTAACAGGAACGGACTCTCCGGTCGCTGTGAGCGAAGATGCGCTGACTGTCGTGTCGAGTTCGTACAACCAGGTGTACGAGACATCAAGCACGAGTCCCGTGCGTTCTCCCGATATTGGGCTTCCGTATCTCTCTGCGGATGACCTTGTGGCCGGGTCAACGTGGCTTATCTACTATCAGGCGAGCGTTGGCAACCAGAGCAATTCTGTTCCGTCCACCTGCTATCTTGTTGATGTTCCGGTGGCCACGAGACCATCGGGCGCATCCGACCTTGCGGGCGTTGAGGTGGAGTGTACGGGTACGGGCACGCCATACGCGATGAACGGAACGCTCCTGTGCGGGATGCTTGAGTATTCACCGGACGGGACCAAGAACATTGAGTTCAGTTTCAAGAATCTTGCTACTGGTGGTCTGTGCTCGGTAACGGGCGTGTCACTTGTTGCAATTCGCGTTGACGACAAGCTCACCAAGAGCGCAACCGGTGGGGATTACTGGCATGATGCACAGTCCTCATTTAGCACAGTTCAGACGAACTCAACAACCGTGGCGTCCACTATCCACGTCACCAACTATACCCCGGATTCAACGGATGACTTCTGGCTGATCGTCTCCGGCGAGTCGCTGGATATGCCCATCAGTGAACTGGTGACGATGTGGGTTGAGGTAGATGGCGTCCAAATCCTTACCCCGTGGGTCAAGAACTCTGCGGACAGCCGAGATTCACACTGCTTCTTCCTGTCGAAGAAACTTAGTCTATCTGGTGGGGTGCCACATGAAATTAGGCTGCTTGGTAGAAAGCAGTCCGGCACCGGGCTAGCATCGTTCAAGCGTGGCCGCATAACACTGCTGAAGTTGTCCTCATTCGGATCGCATACGTATCTATCCTTGCAGCAGCCGAGTGTCACCACAGAGTATCCGTCGCGGCAGGAAATCATTTCTGGCACGTTCACACCTTCGTCCTCGGGTGAGAATGTGCTTGTGATTGCCAATGGGGCGGTATCTCACAGCCCCGGCGCAGCCGCCGCCATCACCGGGCATGTAACCAATATGACTGCCACCGGGGAACTAGTTGACTTCTCCGGGTTCGCTCACCCATCCAGCACCGCAGAGGTTGTTGCGATGACGTGCGGCGGTTCTGAAGTCGTAAACGCGCAACAGGTGTATTCGTACCAGCTGTCCAGCCAGTCCGGGTTCGGTGCCAGCAATCCGCTTGTAGGGAAAACGCTCTGGCCTCATACGCTGATGATGCTTGGCCTGTCTACAAACCCAACACCTGGTGTTGTTATGCTGTCGGCGAGTGATTCGATAGGCCGCGACAACATGCTGGACTCTCCGAGTGGCACGTATGACGGCGACCCGATTTCGTCGCCCATGAACGGGTACGATTCTATTGGGCTTGCCAACATATCGGACTCGGGAAGCGCATCAATCGTGTACGAGGGGGTAATACCAGTTGCCCATCCGCGCATGTGGCTCAATGACAACATTGGTGGCGGTTGGGCGAATCGTCTCGCATACCTTCAGGCGCATACGAGTGGTACGCGCTGGACCACGCTACTTAATTACATTGACCGTAGCCCGGCGCACTATGCGCTCGCCTACAAGATGACAGGGACGACATCCTACCGGGATAGCGCGCTGGCAAGGATTGATACGATCCTATCGAACGCATCAATCAATATGTCCTCATCCGGTGTCACGTACCGGGAAACCATGCGGACGTTTGCGCTTACCTATGACTGGTTGCACGACGAACTGGGTTCTGTTCGTAAGCAGAAGATGCAGGACTACATGCTCGGTGCTGTGTTTGCGTTTATGAACGACAAGCACCCTGACGCAGCCGCAGTAACACATACCGGTGGTGATCCGTCACCGAACGGATGGGACAAGGGCAACAACTTCTACGTCGCATACACCATGATGTGCGCGTATGCGGCCATCGCTCTGTACCATGAGCAACCGCTTGACTGGGGATGGCCTCCGGGTAGCTCTACGCGCCGTCAGTTTATTCTCCCGCGCCACCACACGCAGGGTGGACCGTTGTTCACGGACCTGTATGAGTACACTATCGACAGGATAGATCAGGCGACGGACCCAAGCAATCCAGTGTGGACACGGCAGGGATTTGGGTCGTTCATTGGCGGCGGATGGATTGAGGGTTCCGAGTACGGGCGTGGTGTGGGCCGCGCTATGATGGAAACGCTACTGATGTTGCGAAATGCGGCTGGTCAGCCATACTTCGACAACTTCGGGTTCGCATCCGACATCGTGCAGTATATGTACTACGAGACGCAGCCCGGAAGCACAGCCCAGATATGTCTCGGTGAAGCGACGATCAATGAGTATATCACCGTCCACACGTACAACAGGCTGGAAATGTTGTTCTGTGTGGGTGGATTGCTTGGCACGCAGGTTGGCAAGTGGGGACAATACTGGCTGGACAACATCTTCACTGATGAAACCAGCGCGAACGCACATGACTTCACTGACCGTGAAATGCTCATGTACTGCGAGGATTTCGCAGAGGAGAACGCATACCTATCTCTTGGTCTTGGCTGGTTCTCTATTGGCAACGGGTTCCTGAACAGCCGAAACGTATGGAGTAGCACCGGGACATCCGCCACCATATCAGCGGTACATTTTGCGCAGGGACACCAGCACAACGATCAGGGGCATATCCAGATATTCAAGGGCGGCCCCGGTGGCAGGCTTGGCGGGTGGCTTCTTGGAGAGCCACAGGGACTCGCAACTGGCGGTATATCCGGCGATCCGTGGCACACCAAGTTCCACAACACATACCTGTGGGTTCCATCAAACTATCCTGGCGGATGGATGCAGGCAACAGGTATCCAACTTCGTAGAGAACCTGGGTTTGAAAACGCAGTAAACGCTGAAATCACGCGGCACAAAATCGACAGTGATTACGTGTACGGAAGCGTGGACATGAACAACTCCTACTGGTCCCTTCTGTCACCGGCGGATCAGGAGTCGTCTATTGGCGACCCGATTACGGACGTTGCGCAGCGGGAGTTCTTCCACCACCACGCCACAAACTTCGTGGTTTCCTATGACCGTATGCGTGTCATCAGCCCATTCACGACAGATGGTGGCGAGTTCCACGCGCACTGGCACTATGCTGCTGATCCGGTCGCCAATGGTACCGACACGGTGGAGATTCGCACGTCCAGCGGCGTGATGTTCCGTAAGTACGTTATCCATGATGGTGTGTCGCCCACCTATTCCGACCTTAATAGCCCCCCAGGATTTACGGTGCAGTGCTTCCGCGAGGTAATCACCCTGCCGCTGGCGACAAGCCTTGAAAGCGTGTTTAAGAAGTACGGGCGGCTATGCACCACATTCGAGGTGGGAGAAACTACGCAGAGTGCTCCGACCACCACGCGGGCAATCAAGTATCAGTCAGCCCTTGGATTTGACCAGACCTCTATGGAGGGTGTGTCGATTCAGGCCACCCCGTTTGTGCATGTTGTGTTCAGCGCAGAGGAGGACGGGTCAACGCCCAACCACGCGCTGGCCCCGGTTGGCATATCGTATTACGTGGTCAAGGGCGGGTCGAGCGACAAGCACTATGTCCATAACCTCGTGCCAAACCAGTATTACCATGTGACGGAAACCGACCTGAATGGGACGTACTTTCGATACGACTTCACGCCGACGACTTCGAGCACGCTCAGGGCCAATGACGCCGGTGTGCTTGAGTTCGCGGCACTCGACATCGGCTCCCAGGTGGATTTCCTCGTAATCGGCAGCGAGTCCATAAACACGGGGAACATATCCGAGACGCCAGCGCGTACCGTGTCGTGGCTTTCCGATGGTAGCGACGATGAACTGGCTGTTACGGATACCGGAGTAATGGTTTATGACGGGGTTCAGGTTACGCCGACAATCATCGTTGACTCGTATGAGTACATAACGAATGACAAGATTTCCGACGCTGGATACCGCATCGGAGACTTTTTGAAATCTGATATTCTGACGATGACTGATGGTGGGTCGCTGTCGTACACGCCTCCGTTTGTGCCACCGCCCGCGTACACGGAGAAGAAGATATTCCGTGGCAACGTAGCGTTCTACCCGAACGGTGATCGTGGACTTGCGTACTTTACGGTTGAGCCGTCTGATTCCAACTACTCGGATGTGCTGGCCGATGAAGATGACAACACGTTCATCAAGACGTGGCCGACAATCGCGGGCATCATCACGATTTCTCACGCAATCGTGTCGGTTGAACTGGACGACCCGGCTGGATTCAATGGCACCATACGAACGATCAAGTTCAAGGCCAGGATCAGGTCGTCTGACATTGGCGGGGTTGGAAATCCCGGCCTGTTGATTCAGCTTAACAAGGATAGCGCAAGCGGAGAATTGGTCGCAATTTCGTACATCGAGGTTCCATCCGTCACAACGGCACAGGTTGTAGAGATAGAGTCTACACCGATACCCGTTAGCATCACCACGGACAACATGGCCAGGTGCGTGCTGACTGCAAGGCCCGCTGCATCTGTCTACTCGGAAACCTACTCGATGGAGATTTCTTCGATGTGGGTTGAGACAACCGGAAGCGGTAGCGAGAAGGTGATTAAGTGACACGCGGAGAGATGAGAGAGACGGTTCGGGTGCTGCTTGGAGAGACTGTTGAGGATGGCGTGAAGGACACTGAAATCAACACGCAGTTGGACAATGCGTGCGTCAATGTGGCCATTGCAACCAAGTGCCTCACCACGTTCGCCAATATGGAGACGATAGCGTTTGACGATGCGGGGCTTGACCCGCTGGATGACAACGACATCCCGCGCATAGAAGGTCGATACGGGCTACCCGATGATTTACTCGCCATTCAGGATGTCATTATCCTTGACGGGTCCGTTAAGACGTACCCGCAGAAGAAGGACATCCATGAACTGGAGCGGCTGTACGCCACGGTGACGGGCGGGCTTCCGCGCTTCTACGGAGTCGGGTTTGGTTCCACGTCACAGACAGCCCCCACGCGGGGCGATATATGGTTCCGCCCGTGGCCGGATGCGGCCTATGACGTTACCATTCACTACATCCAGCGTCCAAGCAAGATGGACGAGGACAATGACTACAGCGAGTTGCCAGAGTTCTCGCACATGGCGGTGTGCTACTACGCAACGATGGTGTTGTCGAGGAAGTGGAAGGACCGGGAGCTTCTCTCTGAGATGGCGGCGCTGTATCGCAATGAGATGAACGAGATTCAGACGATGGTTCACCAGCAGGATATGACGGGCAGCGGCCAGATCAGGAACGTGTACCAGAGGCGCAGATGACAGTCAGCCGGTATTCAGAACCCAAGATCGTCCTCGACGGATTCCCCTACGGGGTGAACGAGTTGTCGGACCCGACGCACCTGCGCCCCGGAGAACTTGCCGGGGTGAAGAACATGGTGCTTCGTGATGGCCGCACGCTCGAATCCCGTCTCGGGCAGACCGGGGAGCATGACCGTTCATACCGACCGCTTGCTTACGGGTGCAAGCTGCTGCACCGCTATATGTCGCTTGCGAACGACAAGCGCCTGCTGCTGGTTAGCCGCGGCAAGATGTACGCGGACACCGACGACAACCGCCTGTTCGATGAGGTGGTGTCGATCACGGGCACCCCCGCGACACAGCAGTTCTACGACTCCGTGCTGTTCTGCTCCGATGAGTACGAGTTGGCTGCGTGGGAGCCTGGGGTCGGCGTGGAGAGGCCGAACTTAAACGTATTCATTGGTAACCAGAACTTTATTAAGGCATGGACGCAGGGTGAATATGACCCGGCGTGGACCCCCGGAGAAGGCGGGGGCTATCTCCCGTATAGCAAGTTTGAATACTACATGACGTTCGACGTGTCTATCGGTGACACATTTCTTGGTGAAACTGGCCCAGTAGAAACAACTATTGCTCGCGCTGGTTCTTCTGCAACAACTTACGCAGATGCGTTCTGGTATAGCAGGGTTGACCTGTCGATATACGCTGCGTTCTATGCCGTGTCCGTTGGAATTGATACTGCCGGTTCTGGACACGCCGTAAATGACAAGGTCACTGTTACCGGTGGCACCATTCTCAATGTTACTTCCATAGACGGTGGAGGCGGTGTAACCGGAGTTGAGATATACGACGCCGTTTTGAACTCATCGGAGCCAACCAACCCGGTATCGCAAACTGCTACGACTGGCAGCGGAATAAATGCCAAGTTTGATCTGGCTTTCAGTTCAATGTCTGACAACAAGGTTCTATTCCTCAGACCGAACGATTACTGGCTCAGCAGGATACCGCCATATGTAAGCGCGATAAACTTCTATCGCACTCCACCATTGGATTCATTCTCTGACTACCCGTATGACGGGAACGCATACTCGGCGTTTTGGGTTGGTAGTGTGTCAATGGATTCAATCCGTGCGACCACATACGATCCGCTGTTGGGGCCGGTTATCTTCGAGGATGACGGCTCTATATTCCAGAAGCAAATGCGGAAGCCCCCGCTAACGTCCCCACCGCGCTCCAAGCACATGACGCTCCACAAGGGACGGCTGTGGATGACATCCCCATCCATCAAGGGGAACAACGAAACCGAGTGGACGTACTACCCGGACCTGATTGCGTTCTCCGCGTTCGAGGCCAACGGTACCGAACCGATGGTGTTCTTCCCCGAGAGCACCTTCCCGGTTGGAGCGGGTGAGCCGGACGAAATCACGGGGATACGCTCATGGCGGAACCAGGTGTTGCTCGCGTGGAAGGCGAACAAGATGTACGCCGTCCTCGGCGGTGACGACGAACTGGACTTCGGCATCCCCAACATCTCGGTGCAACTGATCGACCCGAACGTGGGGTGCATCGCACCGAACACGATCTGCGAAGTAGACGGCGGGATTGCATGGCTCAGTAACCGTGGCCCGTACATCTATGACGGAACGGCCCCGAGGCCGCTTGCGGCTCACAAGGTCAAGAAGTCGTTTGAGCGTATCCCGAACAACCGGCGCACGAGTGCCTGCGCGGTCTACAACTCGAAGGAACGCGAGTACACGATCTTCTACACCGACCCGAACGGTACGACTTCGGCATACAATCGGCACTACATGACCTACAATTTCGGCACTGCAACGTGGACGATGGGGGTACTGGAACGTGGCGTCAACGTCGCTCTGGAAGTCAGGGACGCGGATGTTCAGTCCTATACGCTGTGGGGACTTGAGGACAACACCGGGACAATGCTTGCCAGTACGCCACTGGTACAGCGCGCGGAAAGTGGATTTCTGGAGGGCTTCGTTACACCAGCATACGGAGATTCGCAGAAGATTGACTTCTCTGCGGACCTCGGGTTCCTTGATGGCGGAGCACCGTTCATGGACAAGAAGTTCAAGGAGATTATCGTTGAAGCCTCCTCGCAGGTTCCGTTGACGCTGGACATTCTGATTGACAACAAGTACGACAGCCGCGCAGCGGGCACATCGCTGACCCTTGACCCGCCTGTTTCAGATGACACGCTCATTTGGGGCGAGGGGAATTGGGGCGAGAAGAATTGGGGCAGTTCCTTGCAGGGTTCAACGAGCATCGCTCTTACCCGCAACCTGGATACGCTTCCGGTGGGGAAGTCCATCCGGCCCATCATATCGGGCATCAATATATATGACCCGGTGAAGATACACTCGATCACGATTTACTATGAGCCGAAGGAAGGCACACGATGAGCACGCTTAACTACACCTACACGACCCTGCCCGATGGGACTACGGCGCTTGGCACTCAGGTAATGAAGAACTTCAATGACGTTAGGGCCGTCATTAACGGGCTGACGCAGGAGAACATTGCAACCGGCGCGGTTGACTCGGATGAGATTGCCACCGGGGCTGTGACGGCAAACAAGCTTGCTTCTGATTCTGTCATCGAAGCGAAGGTTGACTACTCGAAGGCAAACTCGGGTGTCAAGGCTATCCAGTACGGCCCCGACTATACGAATGTTGGGGCGGGCGGGCTTAGATTTGTTCGTGTGCATAAGGTTATGAGCGTTACAACGGCTACGACAGTGCAGACCCTCAACATAGACTGGGGTGGTGGGGATGGGGTTGATGGCTCAACCACGTTCGAGTCTCCTCCGACAGTTGTTGGGATAGAGATTGAAGAAACTGATTCCCCGACATGCTTTGGCGCTTCAACCGTTCTTGCTGCGAAGTATGTGACAGAGATAACCGAGACGGGCTGCATCGTGAATATTCGGTTTAGCGTTGCTGCCAGCGCCGGGGACATCATCATTCATCTTACGGTACTTGGTCCGGTGGCGTAATGAGAACGCGGCTATATCAGAGAATCAGCGGCGGGCATGAGGACATCAGCGACACAGAGCGCGGGTTCCTCGGCGCGCTCAACGAGGACTTGCAGGAGATGGACTCGCGTATAAATCGGGCGCTCAAATACAAGACCCGAATCGTTGCAACGCGAGTGGTGCAGACCGGGACGGAGATCAGGCACAACCTGGGGCGCGTGCCGCGACACGTCTCGGTCGCACCGAAATCAGATGTTCGCTGGTGGGAGTACAAGCCCCGCACACGGGACAGCATATTTCTCAAGACCAGCGCCGATGCTGACCTTGAAGTCAGGATTGAGGGATAAACATGGCTGTAGAACGCAGAAGAGGGACCAGGAATGGCCAGGCGTATGACATCTGGTATGACACCGATACCAACACTTGGGTTGAGTATGGGGCCGGTCCAGATGAATTGGACCCAAATGCGTCCATCGGCCTAAAAAGTACAGCACGAGACACGCGGTTCAATCGTGACCTTGCCCGGTACGACGCTGAGGCTCAGAAGTACCGGCAGGCTTTGCTTGGCGCGTTCGGCATCCAGTCGCAGACGGCACAGGGCTTGGCGCAGCGCGGAACTCAGGCCACGGTCAGCCAGTTCCTTCAGCGCCGAGGCATTGACTCGACGCGGGGTGGGCTTGGGGCGTCCCTCCAGAACAGCACGCAGGCGCAGTTGCAGGGCCAGACGATGCAGGCGCAGCAGAACTTCTCGACCACGCTGTACGGGCTCATGCAGCAACAGCGTGATGCGTTCATTAACAAGGAGTTCGACTTCTTCAGGCGCATTGACTTGATGGGGTACGAGGCCGAGTTGCAGAAGGACATCATGCGCTTCCAGCAACAGTTGCAAAGCGACCTGTCATTCAGGGATGCGTTCATGGGGATACTTGGGACGGCGGGAACAGTCGCAGCGGCGCTTATTCCGGGGGCTGGCCCGGCGGTGGCGGCGGGAGTTGCCGCATCACAGGCCACGAACAGTCGGAACTTTGAGAACCAGTACCGCTATGAGTAGGAGATGAGATAGATGCCACAGTACACAGGGGTTGATAAGTTCCCGGTTGGACAGGGCGCGATGTCGTTTGCGCATGAATTCCTCCAGCGGTTCCTAGCGGATCGTGATCAGCGGGCGCAGTATGCGCGAGAGAGCCAGACGGCGCAGACTAAACAGCGCCAGGAGATGGACCTTCTCAGGGCTCAGGACCAGATGGCGCGGTCACGCGGCGAGCAACAGGCTATGTTTGAGCACACGCTTACGCAGGAAGATGACAAGCGGCTCAAGACAATCTCTGGTCTTGAGAAGTCAGCCTATGGTGGAGCGCCCATCACTCCTGCAATCGTTGACATCTATGCGAGGGCGGCGAAGGTATCGCCGGAAGATGCAAAGGCTTATCTTGAGTCGCAGGCCGAGGCAGGGAAGGTTGAGCGTGCTCACGAAATCCAGCAGCGCCAGACAGGGGGGAGCAAGGGCGGCGCGGACATCACCGAGGCGACCAGGGCTCTGAATCTTAGATATGGTCTTTCGCCTGATAGTCAAGTTGCGAGCCCGGATGATTTCAATGCCAGAATCAATGCGTTCCGCCAAGACCCTGAAGGCGGCTCTGCGCTTCTTGAGTACGAGCGTGTTAATGGGAGGCCCATGCTTACCCCGCAGGCTCCAGATGAGGCAAAAATCAACACGGACGTAAAGAACTTCGAGTCTGGTTGGCTCGCATACTACAACAACACCAGCAAAAATCGCGGTGAGTTTCAACAGCCTATGGTTGGGGCCACCACCCCGCCGATAGACCCGACTACGGGCGAGGTAATCGACAAGAGCTTGGCACATGATGTTGCGGTTACGGCTGCTCGCCAGAATATTACACCGGAGAAGGCCGCTGTCATCGTTGTGTCCAGAATGGAGATTGCCAATCTGGCTCAAGAGTTCGGGATTGATGACACAGCATCCCCGCTATTCAGCAAGGAAGATGTGGACGCCGTTTCCTCCGCACTTGGGATTAAAATACCCGTCAAGGCAGGGGGGCTTTCTCTTAATGTGCTCGGCTCTCTGGTTGGAATGGGGGCTATCACAAGAGAGCAGGCATACGCTCTGATCGACAGGCTGACATCCCCAGGGAGCCAGCTTGGTTCTGCATACAGGGATACCGGACTCCCCACTGGAAGCCCGAAGAAGAACCTTCCTGTCTCTCAATACTTGAGGCGGTAAATGGCTACCAGCGACGAAGAACTGCTGCGCATCCAGAACGAGTTGCGCGCACAATCCGAGGGAACTAAGCAGCCCATCCGTCCGACAAACGCGGGTGGCAAGAAGCGTTCCCAGGTTGAGGACTTCATCCGAAAGGAAGAAGCCAAGCTGATTGACCCCAAGCCCCGTATTGGCGCAGTCAGAAAGGGGCAGGAGTTTTCTCAGAAGCAGGCGTTGCGTGGGTTGCAAAAGATTGAGAACGCGATCAATCATATCGAAGGGGTTACGGCTGGAATTATCCAGTACGAGCGTGCGAAGGTTGAGGAAGCAGCGGCGCAGGCCGACAAGGAAGGGCAGACGTTCATAGGGCACGCCATCACCAATCCGCAAAAACCAGACCCAATCGGAATCGCTAAGGCTGCTATTGGCGGATGGAAGGACAAGACGAAGTATTCAGAGGCGATGCAGGGGATGAAGGGGGTTGTCCCCCCAATACCCATTCCTGGCAGAACACCGCTAATGATGACGTATGAAGTTGGAAAGCCCCTTGATCTTCTCGCCCCAACATCTATGTCGCTCCCCATTAACATCCCGGCGAGGGTCGCCACCAAGTTCGCTGTCGGCGAGGTTTCCGCGTTGTTCAAGGGTGCCGATGAAATAGCGGGGCTTACCCGGCCAACGAGGGAAACGGCAGAGTTCTTGAAGGAAGCTGGTAGCCGTATTGGCGAGGCGTTCAATCAGGCATACCACTTGAAGAAGATGGGAGTGCCGGGGTTTGCCAAACTCAAGAGAGAGCACGCCGGGGAACTACATGCTATCGCTAACATCCCGCAGTCCGAGTACACCAAGCGTGCCGTTGAACTCGTACCCGACCCGAAGCGCATGGAGCATATCTATGTGACTGTAGATCAGGCTCCGGTACGCAGGATCGCCAACCCACAGAAGGTCATCAAGAAGTACAAGTCAAGCATTGACGACCTTACCAATCGCCACGCCAGGCTTAAGAAGAAGGCCGAGTTGATAGAGGCCAAGATTTCCGCTGTTGAGAGCAGCCCAGATATTCTCAGCGCGATTGAAGCCGCGAAGGGCAGAGAGAGAGCGAAGGCGTACTCTAAGATAGAGAAGAACATCGACCGCTTTGCTGCGAAAGAGGTTGATCTTCGCGCTAAGATTCCGGGGCTGAAGGCCGCGCATGAGGAGGCCACTAACGCTCTCCACGCCAGCACGACCAATACGCTTCGTGGCAACAAGTGGAACATCCGCCCGAACAAGGAGATTATCGACACCGCCACAAAGAAGGAGCGCGCCCGTGCTGCGGTCGGTGCGAACCAGAAGGCGTTTAACCGGGCTGCGGCTGACGCTGCGAAGGAAGGCAAGGCGGCGGCAAGACTTCTGACAAAGGACTTCAAGACCCGCGAGGAAGCAATCCTCGACCGTGAAGTGAAGCGGCTTCATCGTGACTCCATTCGCATCCAGCGCGAGATTTCTGCCATCGAACTGAAGCAGCAGAGCATTGCTGAAAACATCGCGCTCGTAACGCACATGGATGAGATGGTAAAGACGGGCGAGTACGCCAAGAACGAAGCGGCATTTCGGGATGCGTTCAATGCGCTCTCCCCCAACGAGAAGGAAGCCGCCGACCTGCTCAAGACATACAAGGACATCCAGCAGGCAAAGAAACTTGAGGAAGGGTTCATATCCGCTGAGAAGGCGCTTGGTGTGGAGCAGCGGCAAGGGCACGAATACTGGCCGCGTCACGCCAACACCAAAGATGAGGCGCTGGCCGGGATCAATCGGGCCATTGAGGAACAGGGTCCGGTGAAGTGGTTGGTTGACAAGAAGGCCGAACTGGAGGCCATGCCGCGCAACGAGTTCATGGCGATGGTTCAAAAGGCCGGGCGCAAGTTGATGGGGAAGCCTGGGTTTACTCGCAAGCGCACCATCGGGGCGACACTCGATGAGATGGGTGAGGCTCGCGCCATGTTTGACATGGACCTGCCCGCTGTGCTGGAAGCGGAGAATATATCCATTGCCCGGACGAAGGCGGACAAGATGCTGATAACGAAGGCGCATCAGTATCTCAATGAACTTGGTATCCCGAGGATGGTGGAGCAGCCACTTCTGGACAGCGGGTCGTGGGTTCAATACCCGAAGTACATGCAGGAAATGGGATGGGTTCCGAAGGATGTAATGATACCGAAGGAAATCGCCAACGAACTGTTCCCCATGATGGGGCGCATGATTAGCGCGGGGGACGGTGCCGGGCTGGAGTTTATCTGGAACATGGTGGACCGGGCAACCGGGCTGTACCGAAACTGGAACCTGTTTGTTGCGCCGGAATACTTCGTCCGAAACGTGGTTGGCAACTACCTGAACAACTACGCAGTACACGGCATGGGGGCGAGTTCCTTTCAGGACTATGTAATCGCGGCCAGATATAACGCAAAACAGATGGCAACGCAGAGCGAGAAGCTGCGCGCATCCGGATGGACCCCATTGTCCGAAACCGAGTTGATGCCCAACTCGCTAACCCCGATGCCCAATATGACCGAGGCCGAGTTCATGCGGTGGGCTGAGAAGCAGCGCATCATCAATGCAGGCCAGACATCAGAAGCGGCGATTGACTTCCGTGGATACGGCGGAAGTAGAAAGAAGTCCGGGTTCTTCAACTGGCTCAATGAGGAAAATAAACTCATCAGTACGGGCCATGATGTGCAGCGCATCACTGAAAACGACGCCCGACTCGCGGCTTACTTCTACCAGGTGCGGCGCGGAAAGACCCCGGATCAGGCGGTAGAGGGCGTACTCAAGTCCCTTTTTGACTACCAACTCGGGCTGACTAACTTCGAGCGCAAGTGGGTTCGCAAGTTCTTCCCGTTCTATTCGTGGCCGCGCTTCAACATACCACTGCAACTGGAGATGTTGTCGCAGTACCCGAGCCGGTATCTTGACATGGCGCGTGCGGCGCGGGCGTGGGAGACAACGCAGGGTGGACCTGAGCCGAACGAGGCTTACTTCCCCGACTACATAAAGGACTCTCTGCACATGCGTGTTCACTACGATGAGCAGACCAAGACGTACTATGTACTCAAGGGAAAGAACTGGGTTCCTGCGGCAGACCTTGAACTTGTATTCAATCCCAAGCAGTGGCCCAAAGAGATTCTTAATCAGTTCACTCCGATTATCGGGACTCCCATTGACATAGGGACAAACACCGATTCATTCCGTTCCACCCCCGGAAAGCATGTCCCGCTTGAGAAGTTCCCCGGTGAGCGCGAGAAGATACTTGGAGTTGACGTTCCCAAGAGAACAACGGGCGCATTGCTTCACGAGGCTCGCATCGTCCGTATCATTGACAACATAATCACCGAGCTTCAGGCCGAGACTCCGATGGTATCCAATATTGAACGGGCCGCCATGAGGACTGTTGTTGGTAAGGCGCATCCTGTGAAGATGGAGGATGCGGAGCGTTGGTCAAGGTACAGCAGCGAGATGTATATAAAATTCCTTGAGCGAGAGCGCAACAAGGCCAGCAATAAGGGCGATACGGCCAACGTTAAGGTTCTGGATAGGCTTATCAAGGAAGAAGTGCGCAAGCGCGATGAGGCTCTTGCGGGTGAACAGTAACCCCTCCCCGGCGGAAAGGCATCTATGGGTGGCATAAAGTCAGACGGCAACGGAGGTTACTGGATTTCGAAGGGGATGATGGGATTCTTTGCCATCGTCGTCACTGTTCTGCTATTCTTCGCCGGAAACGGGATAGCCGAGTACAACCGCGACTACGATAACCTTGTCGCTGCCGAGAAGGAGCACGACGCCAGGCTCGCCAAGCTGGAGACAGCGGTTGTCAACATCCAGAACAACCGCGAGGACATCAAGGAAATCCGACAGGACATGAAGGATATGAACAAGAAACTCGACAGCATTGCACAGATCAGGCGGTGAAACGATGAAGCATAAGGACCGGATTGAACTCATGTTCGCAGTGACGCTGTGCGGGACGCTGCTGGTTGGGACTGTTGCCATCCCTTTTCTGATGTTCACCGGCCACAACGTAGCCAAAGAGGTTTCCATCGCGCTCATCAGCCAGTGGGCGGTGGTGGCTGGTCTGATGTGGAAGTCGCTTGGCGGGAGGGAGCCGTGAGCCTGGATTCCAAGCAGTTCGCGGACCTGATCGAACGGGTGCTCGGCGGATTCGGGAAGGAACTCAACTCGCCCGTGGCGGTCAAGCTGCTGCTCGGGACCGCCGCCCATGAGAGCCGCTTCGGGACGTACTTGAAGCAAATCCGCGGCCCGGCCATCGGCATATTCCAGATGGAGCCGGATACCTTCCGCTGGCTGCAAGACACTTATCAAGACACATATGTTTATCTCAAGGGGCGGGAGCCGGAGGAGATGGAGTGGGATTTGCGGCTTGCGATTCTCGCGGCCCGCTTGCGATACTGGATCGTGCCCAAGCCGTTGCCCCACGATGACGTACAAAGTATTGCGGGGTACTGGAAGCGGTGGTATAACACATCTGCCGGGGCGGGTACCGAGGAGCAGTTCATCGACGCCTATGAGAAGTACGTTAGTTAACAAGGAGGACAAGCGATGAAATGGTATACGAAGTCAATCACGGTGCTCGGCGTGGTTATCACGGCGCTCTCGGCCATCCTCGCCTTCATGCAGACCATCACCCCGGAGATTGCCAAGACGATGGAAGTCGTCGGCGCGTCCATCGTGGCGCTCGGCATCCGCAAGAAGTTGGAAGCCCCCAAGTGAGACGGCTCAACTGGACGGCGCTCATCCTGATCCTGGTGGCACTGGCCGTCGCCGGGATCGCCTCGGTCAAATGCGCGAAGGCCGACCCGGTGGGGCCAAGGGAGCCGTCCCCCCTGCGCTTCCGGCAGTTCAAGCCCGCCTACATCGCCACCGACTACTCGACCTCCGAGGACTGGCGCAAGGACTACACGCCCTACCTCAAGGCTCAGGCGTCGATGGCTATGAGCATCCTGCGCTCGCCTGTGGGCCTCGGACCTGCCTCGCTGGACCCGGAGTTGGCCTTCTCATGGAAAGCCAATCTGTGGCCAATTGGGGCGCCTTCTAGCCCCATTCAGGAGAATATCTACATGCCCGAAGCGTTCATCCGGTTCAACGAGGACGAATCGGGCTGGTGGCGGGGTGCCCGGGCGGGATGGATGCACGCTTCCAGCGGCACCGATACCATGAGCGCGTCCATCGACCGGGTACTGGTGGAGTCCAAGTTCGGGGCGGAGATGCTGCTGAACGACCAGTATTTCCTCTACCTGACCGGGTACGTCCGGGGCTGGTGGGTCGCCGGGGTGGGCAGCGAGACAGCGGACATCGTGGACTACATCAACTTTGCCCGCTTGCGTGACTTCGGCGGCGAGGTTATGCTTACCCTCGAAGTGCCGGACGTAATCCGCGTGGTGGGCGAGTTCGGGCTGTCCTATCAGCACTATGAGGTATACATCCCGCTGGCCGATGCGTATGATATTGACCTGTTCGGGCAGCTATGGAACGGGAACGCGAACGGGATTAACAACTACCAGGATCGCGCCACCAGCGGCGGCGTGGGCTTGGCGTTGGTTCGATGATTGCGGCGACGGTCGGGTGCCCTATAAGGGCGGGCCGGTAGCGTATCGCCGCACAACCGCCGAGTGCGTGCTTCTCCTTTCACACGCACCTCCACCCTGTGGTCCTGCGGGGTAGGCGTCTGGAGCCGGAGCAAAGGTTAGCCGGTCGGCATCCATGCAGTAATGAGGTACTAACCACGGAAAGGGGGGATAGTACCTCAGAAATGCCGCATTATCTGAAAGGAGAACGGATGGCGAAGCGAAAGATCAAGATACCCGAGGGGACACGGCAGCGGGTCACGGATTTCGCGGGGAAGATGTGGCTGACGCTGCGCCTACCGCTGGACTTCAACCAGCGCGTCGGACCCCTCAAGGCCAACGAACTCGGCTGCGTGGACTACGAACGGAACTACATCATGTTCCGGTCCATCAACGACGACACCGACATCATCACCATCATCCACGAACTCGCCCACATTGCCTTCCCGAACGCCACCGAGGACGACATCCAGCGCGGGGACTCCATCTTCAAGGACGCGCTTGAATCCTACGGCGTGGACCTGATGCCGCTGCTGAAAGGATACCGCAAGCCATGAGGGGTAACTACGAGGCGCAGAAGATCATCCGCGAGCACGTTGAGAAGCACCCCGAGGCGCGGGACATGCCGGGCCGCACGCTTGCCCGCGCTCTATACGCGAAGCACCCCGAGGTATGGCCATCGCTCGAAGCCGCCCGGCACGCAGTCGGGTGGTTCTTCGGTCAGGCCGGGAAGGGAAGCAAGCGGTACTCCAAGAACAAGCGCCCGGCCCGAACACCGGGCGAGGATTGGGAGCAGTATCTACCGGAAGCGTGGCGGGAGCCGGTGGAGTGGGAGCCCTTCCTGATCCACGGCGCAAACCGCACCCTCGTTATCTCCGACCAGCAAGTACCCTTCCACGATGAACTCGCCTGCAAGATTTCGATACGCTACGGGCTAGACCACGGCGCGAACCTGGTGCTGTTGAACGGGGATGTGGTGGACTCCCACTGGCTCTCGAAATACATCAAAGACCCGCGCCTTCGTGACTTCCCCGAGGAAGTGCGGCTCGGGATACAATACCTGAACACCATCCGCAAGGCGTTCCCCGATGCTCGCATTATCTACAAGCACGGGAACCACGAAGAACGCTATCAGAACTACATGCGGACCCACTCGCCGGAACTGCTGGGCGTGCCGGAGTTCTCATGGGAACACATCTACCATCTGGATGATTACGGGATTGAGATTGTCACCGACAAGCGCCCGATTGAGTTGGGGAAACTCAACGTCTACCACGGGCATGAGATACCAACGGGTGGCGTGATGCCTGCGCGCACACTGTTCAACAAAGCGATGGAGTCGAGCCTCGCCGGTCACGTCCACCGTTCCCACCACTTCTCGGAACCCACCGCGTCGGGGAAGCTCATCAGCACATGGACAACCGGGTGCCTGTGTCAGCTACACCCGGAGTTCGCACGCATCAACAAGTGGAACCACGGATTTGCGCTTGTGGAAGTCAGTGATGACGGCGCGTTCCGCGTGGAGAATCTACGGATCGTGGACGGGAAGGCCTGGTAGGTCTACTCCCACCCGCACCGTTTGCGCGACTCTCGGGACACCTTGCGGTCTTTCGCGTGTTCGTAGGCGCAGGCCATGCACACCATGACGGCCCCAACCTCGCCCCCGTCGTCACGCTTCAGATCGTACACGTCATTGAGGCAAATCTCCTGCTTGCCGTTCCCACACATGGTGCATTTCTCGTACAGCGTTTCGTCAATGTTCGGACCCGTGCGGTCCTCGGGCGTGAAGCGCCGGTGCATCATCTGGTCAAAATTGCTCATTCTTCATCCGTCCCTTCCAGTGCGCGGCGGGCGATACCAGCGCAGTCCATAGTGTGCGGTGGCTGACTGGCTATCTCGCGCAGCGCCTTCTCCAGCCGTTCCTCGCGGGGGCGCGTGTTCCACAGTTCTACTAGGGCGACACCATCAAGCATCCACGGCCACTCATCCTTACAACAAGCAAACCCATCACCAAAATCATATGCCTCGCCCCCACAAAACGGGCACGGCTTAAGTTTCTCGCTCATGGCTCAATCGCTCCTTTCGTTTCAAGTCGTATCGTTTCCGGGCGTACTCGCGCACCCGTTTCATCTTGCGCTTGTGCGCGCACGGCTCACAGCGTACACGGTTCGACCGCGAGTAGAACTCCCGCCCGCAATCCTCACACTTCTTCCGAGTCTCGTTCATAGCGGCAGCACTTCCTGCTCAAGCCTGCGGGCAGCTATCCCGATGTAGTCCGCATTGAGTTCAATCCCGATAGCCTTGCGGTTGTTTTCCTTTGCGACGTACCCAACCGTACCGGCCCCGTTGAACGGGTCCAGCACCGTGTCGCCCTTCCTGGTTCCCGCGACGATGCAGCGCCGGGCTAGTTCTTCGGGCATCACCGCGAAGTGCGCTTCCTTGAACGGTTGGGTTGTGATCGACCAGACCGTGCGGGCGTTGGCCCCTTTAATCTCATCATATACTTTCGCAGTCTGTTGTGATGTTCCATACACCCTATCTCTACCGCATTTTGGCGCACGCATATTTTCACCACTCGACGGTTTTACTTCTTCTCGGATTGCTTCTAGATCGTAGTAGTACCGTTCCGATTTCGACAGCAGGAACAGGTATTCGTGCGCCTTGGTGGGCCGGTCGGTGATGGACTCCGGCATCGGGTTCGGCTTCGCCCAGATGATGTCGCTCCGTAGATACCATCCGTCCGCTTGCAGCGCGAACGCCACCCGCCACGGGATGCCCACGAGGTCTTTGGGCTTGAGATTAACCACTGGTGGACGTGATGGTTTAGACGTATCGACAGCTGCTTGTTTTCCGCCATCTGTTTCTCGCCCGAAATAGCGGTCATTAAATCCTGCCATCGTCCCGCCGCCCTCTGATCTTGCCCCGGCATAGCTATCCCCCAGATTCAGCCACAGCGTCCCGTCGTCGCGCAGCACCCGCCGTACCTCGCGGAACACCGCGACCATGCTGGCGACGTACTCATCGGGCGTCGGTTCGAGGCCGAGTTGCCCATCCACCCCATAATCCCGAAGCCCCCAGTACGGCGGCGAGGTCACGCAGCACTGGACGGACTGTTCAGGGAGAGACGGCAGCACCGAGCGCACATCACCGTGATAGATCGTGATGCCCGCGTGGTCATAGTACGGAGTCATCATCTCGTTCATATTCCTCAATCTCAACGTCCGTGAAGTCCTGCCCCTTGCCGATCAGCTTGGTGGCCTCCAGCCGGTACACCTGGCGGTCGTTGAAGCACCCCTTCAACCCGTCCAGCACGGCCTTCGCCATGTTGTCTACGTCAGCGCCGGTTATCATGGGAGCAACCGCGACGGGCTTCTTGCTCTTGTCGGTGAAGTGGGCGACGATCCGCACCCGCAGCGGTCCGGACAACTCCGGCACCTTTGCCAGTAGCGCCATCTGCGACACCTTCTTTTCGTATGCTTTCGTGGCGCTTGGCGTGTAGACGTTCCCGTACTTCCCAACCCGTGGGCGTTCCTTTGCGACACACGGCCCAGGTATCGTGAAGGTGTACCTCACTTCTTCTCCTTCATGCGGGCGGCGAACTCGTGCGCGGCGTGAGTTGGTCGATAGCCAACCGTTCCGCGTGACGTGTGCGTTTCGTACTGTTCCCAAAAACCAAGGTCAACCATCAAATCGACTACCGGGTTTTTTTCTCCACGGAGCTTTTCCACTCCCCCCAAAAACCCTTGAGCAAAGCTACGCTCGCTCGGGAAAAACACCCACAACGCCCGCTCCATCCGCTCGTACTCCTCGCGGGGGACGGGGATGCAGCCGCGGAGACAATCAATGTCGGCGCGGATCAACTCCGCTTCCTTCGCGCACCCCTGATGAGCAACATAAGAGGCACGGT